ATAAGTTGGTGGTATGTTTACATTTAAGTATGCCATAATTTATCCTCATTTTATTGTACCCCAATTTGGTCCAGATTCATAGTCTACTTTATTGTCTACCAATAAAGGCACTGCTTGTTCCATTATTTTTTGAACAGTGGTCCGTGTTTCGTGATCCTTGATTGACACACAAAGCTCATCGTGTATTTGTATGTGTGGTATGATACCTTTTTCATGCAACAAAACCATAGCTTTTTTTGTCATATCAGCAGCAGACCCTTGTATCAATCTATTTAAAGCTTTGTAAGTAAAAGCTCTAGCATAATGTTTTTCAAAATGTTCACACTCCGGATCTATGTACTTTTCATATTTTTCCATTTGTTCTAGTTTATATGCATCCATAGCATCTTCTTTGGTCTCATGTAGTTTTACCTGAGTAAAACGATTTGCTTTTGAATCCCATTCTTTATCTCTTGTTTCCCATTTATCAAATCTACAAAATCTATCTTCTAATGTAAAAAGTAAACCGTTTTCACTAGCAAAAGATGTTAATTCTTGAGATAATTGTTTTACAAAAGGAACTTGCGCATGGTAAGTTTGAAATAATTTATTTGCTTTAGCTTGATCTAAATTTAATTCTTTTTGTAATTTTATCTTACCCATGCCATAGAATAAACCAAGATTAATTGTTTTTGCTTGTTTACGTGGTATGTTTGCCATGTCAGCAACAATCTGATGAAAGTCTGCACTTTCTTTGTTAAATTCTTCTTTTAAGTTTTCAGTTCCATCTAAACCAATTTTTAATGCATAGTGCACTACAATACGTGGTTCTTGTTGTGAATAATCGAAACTACCCCATTTACAATTTACCTCTGGTATAAAAAGTTCTCTCATCTTTTTGCCTATAAAACCTTTTGATGGTATCTGTTGTAAATTTGGATTAGACATTGAAAACCTTCCAGTAACAGTGCCACCTGCGTCTGATCTTATTTGATTTATGTCAGCATGTATTCTTTCGTTGTGTACAAAGCTAAGTAACCCATCAACAAATGTATTTTTAGCTTTGTCATATTCTCTTGCTTTTGCAACAAATCTTAAAAATCTGTTTTTATGTTTTAACAAATAATCTTTTGGTAGTTTAGGCATTTCTGATTTAGGAGTAACTTCATAGTCATTTATGTTTTGATTCTCTAATAAATTTTTTATAGAAGATGCTGCCCATATTTGAACATCAATACCAGTTCTATCTTTTATTATGTTAAGTAATTTATCTCTACGTTTTTCTAAAAACTCACTAAATCGTTTAGCTTTTTGGACATCAATTCTAACTCCTTTAAACTTCATGTCAACCAAACAAGGAAATAATTTTGTTTCCATTTCAAAAATTTTTCTACAATTTTTTTGTTCAAGTATGATATAGTTATCGTCCTTATCTTTTACCTTTTCTCCTTTTTCATCCTCTTTAAATCTGGTGTATAATATCTCATCTAGTTCTTGATTAAATTTTTTCCATAATCTTAAAGTTAAACTTACATCTTGTTTTGCATATTCTTTTACAATAGAGGCAGGTATTCTATGCATATTTGTTATTGGGTCTTTAATCATACCATTAGACCATTCTTTAACTTTATCTTGTAAATCCCACTTGTATTTTTCATCTTTTAAATAAGTTTTTGAAAGTGAATCTAAAGAATATTTAAATCTATTTTCATCAATAACAGAAGCTGCTATCATGGTATCTACAATACGACCTTTCATTTTCTTACCGGTTACAGCTCTAATCCAACAAACATCATACATCGCATTGTGAAATACTTTTGTAATATTTTCATTTTGAAATATCTTTTCGTTTAAAACTTCCCATATTTTTAATTGTTTATCTAAAGACAAATCTGTATCAGAGTGTCGTAATGGAAAATAAACAGTGTCCTTATCTGTAGCAACAGCTACACCACAAATAAAACCGTCCCCTCTTATGGCACCCAAACCCTTTGTTTTAAGATTAGGATCGTAAGTTTCTATATCAACAGCAACTGTGTTGATACCATTAAGATCTAAATCTTCTGGTGTATTACACATTATAATCTCTCTCCAATATCATTTCCAAATAGTGTATTGCTTTCTTAATGTCTTCTTCTTTCCCTTTCGCAGAATGTCTGCATATATACTTAATAGCATTTCCTTCTGCAAAAAGCAATTGATTCTCATTTATAAACTCTGCAGGTTGAATCTTAAAAGATCGGTAGTGTTTTCCGCCATGCTGCTTGTCTAATGATTTATATCCTGTTCCTTTAAATATACTACTATCTGTCATGTCGTTCTCCTAATGTGTATCTATCTTGTGATCCTATTGTCCAACAATCTATCCTGCCTCTACTATACGCTACATACTTTAAACGAATTGTTGTAAAATAATCTTCTGCTCTTGTGCAGGTTAAATCTACAATAATATTGTCATAAGTTAGACCTTTAACTGTATGTATGTTTGCATAATGCACTCTTGCTTCACCTTCTGTATCAACACCTTCTCTTATTAAATGATTTATATATTTTATTTTTTCTGGATCAGTTTTTGATTTTATTCGAGTGTGATAAAAGTCGCTAAAATCAAGGCTTTCTGGACGTAAATATTTTTTATTGATTAACTCATCTATCGTGTATTCTTTGTTAATCCAATCTTCAAATGTAGCTTCACCTTTTCCTATAACAATAACTTGTCGTCCCATATAATTCCAAAATTCTTTTATTTGTTTTAATGAAACAGGTTTACCTTTTACAAACTCTGGCCAAAGTTTATGACATCTTATTTCTCTTTTAGATACGTAAGGGTCATTTCCTACATGACAAAACTCAATTCCATGGTAATGTAAAAAAGCTCTAACCCATTTACCAGAAGGTGTACCTCTGTAAGTAAATAAAAAAGTTTCTTTTGTGTTTTTTATTTTGTCTAACAAAGTTTCCATTGCTGAACAGTTTGTAGTTAAACTTGGTAAGTAATAGTGATTGCCAATAATACCTTCAGCAGGTTTCCAAACTCTATCATATTTATAGTGATCCCAAATAGGTCTTATAATTTCCTTACAAAGATTATTTATCGTTTTTCCACATCTTAAACCCTCTTCAAGTTGTTCTGCATCTTTTGAAAGTTCATGAAAATAATTTGCATCTGCTCCAGCAAATTCAAAAATAGTTTGATCTGCATCACCTACCATATAATATTCTTTTACATTCGTAGACATTTTTTTCAAAGCTTGTAATTGTCGAACGTTACTATCTTGAGCTTCGTCAACAATTAACACATCTATATTAGGTGCTACAGCGTCATCAATAAATTCTTGTATCATGTCATTGTAATCACACACTTGTTCAGTTCTTTTATATTCATCGTATACGTCTTTCATCTCTTCAATGAGTTTAAAATTATTGTAAGGATAATAACCAATAGCTTCATCTTTTAAAGAATACCAATGTTGTTTTATTGTTTTCCCTCTACCAAATGCATCGTCCAAAAATCTAAAAAATCTATGTTTATCATTATCAAACTCCGATTGAGTTACTCTTTGTTTTTTAAAACCAGAGTTTCTGGTACATAAATTTAAATAATCTTTATAACTACGAAGTTCTTTTTTAATAAGTTTACTTCTACAAAAAGCATGTATCGTACAAATTTTATGTTTAAAAAATTTCTTTTTTAATCCTTTTTCTTTTATCTCTGGTAATTCTAATATAGCTTCTTTTAACTCATCAGCAGCTACATTTGTGTGTGATAACATAATTATTTTTTCTGGTTCGAATTTTTGTGCTAAAAGCTCTTTATATTTTTTTGTTAAGAACTTGTGAGTTTTTCCTGTTCCTGGAGGACCTGCTATAAATTTAGGAGTCATTTGTAATCAACCTTTCTTCTATTTCTTGTGCTTCACCCTCTATAATTAAATCATTTTTACTTATGTTAAATTTTTCAATCTTATAAGATGTGCATGATTTTTCGTTATATTTACCTCTATATTTTTTAGCTTTTAAAATTTTTTTAACTTTTAAAACAAGATCTACTCTTGCTAAGTTAATTCTTTTATCAACTAAAAATCCATCAAATTTATTTAAATTAAACTCAAGACTATTATTTTTTAAATTGTAATAGGGTAAACCAAAATCCGCTAATTCTTTTTTATCTGTATATGCTTTATGTTTTTCAATAAAAGAATTAAACCAACCAATAAATCTTATGTCTTCACTTGATTCTGGGTCATAATCTGTAGCTTTAGTTCGAGCTTCAAATTTTGCTTTCATCATTTCTATAAACTCAACTTCTTTCATATAAGGCAGAAACACAGCTACTTGTTTCATTACTTCATCATAAAAAATATTTTTTTTCATTAACTGAGGGCCCTCAACTGTAACTGTTTTCTCTACTTTCTTATCCTCTTCAATTGTATAGATACTTACAAAATATCTATCACTTCCATATTCTACAATGTCCCCAATATGTTCGTGTATTTCTTCACCATTCTTTTTAATACCTATCCAACTAAATAAATCTGATACATCTTTTTTGTTAACATTTAAAATTTCTGCTAATTTTGGAATGCCGTATGTTTTACTACCTTTTCTTCCTGTGGTCCCTTTTGTATTTCTGTCATCTGCTTCTGAATCATTAGCTTCTATTGCTATTCTACCAACAAACTCATCTATTTCACTATCTGTCCAATCAGTATTTTTAATTAAGATGCCTGCTATAGCCGTACAAAAAACATCTCTCGATCCTGAATTTGGATAGACAATTGTTAATGCAGTAGATAAAGCTATTTTACCTATATCAATTTTTAAATTACCTGGATACTCATGTATTTCTGAATATTCTTCCCACTCTGTTTTTTCTCCATTATTATTATAATTAGATTCTGGGACAATTGTGTATCTATCTGAACCGTGTCTTAATTCACATATCATGTTTCCTTTTGGAAAATTTTTATATTTGTTTTGAAAAGCTGCAGGGAGTTTGTATTGTATAAAGTCACAAGACCCTTTCCAAAGATAGTGACTTTTAGGATTATTTTTTCTTCCAAAAACTGCTCCACAAGATTTTAAATAGTAACCAACAAATCTTGTTACAGTAAAATTATCTATATCTAAATCAATATGACTATCTAGTCTTAATGCTATTTGAGCGTTTGAGTGATTTGTTTTCCATTCTTCTTTCGTTAATTTAAAATTTTCATCACCCCACTTGACTCTAGCTTTCTTTTGATCAGTGGGTATTATCACATGACCAAGATCTAGCCAGTCTTCATATGTTATTGGTTTTTTTATAATCTCTTCATTCATAAATTAAAAGTGGGCGTATCCACTCTCGCTTCGACGCCCACTACCTAGGATCTTATAAATTTAAAGATTTTTTAGTTTGTTCCTGGGTTTCAGGTTTCGCTTCAATCTCACCTTTACCTACAGATTCAGCAAAAGATTTACCCATGTCATAGATACCCTTGTCTGTGACAGGACCAACCTTTTCTACATCCCAACCAAACCATGTTCCTTTGTCGTTAGACATCTGAACAGTCTTTAGTTTGTAAATGTGGCTATATGTAGGCGGTGTAAACAAACCGTTTTTACCCTGCATTTTTAAACCCATCATCATTGAGTTCCATTTTCTGCTTACTTTTAATTGAGTAGACTTCATAGAAATCAATGCTGTTTCTGGATTGTCACCTAAGACTAGCACAAAATGATTAGCAGTGTTATCAAGATAGTTACCATTTGGTAATCTGTCTTTGTAGTCTTTACCCCTAGTGGTTTGACTAAC